CTTTGATAAAATCAATAGACATTTCATCAACATCGCCATCACCTAGTCCCGGATTAGCAACTACTGAATTCTGCAGAGAAACTCCTAATGGAATAGAATCCGCAGAACCATCAGAAACTCCAGCATACGGTAGAACTTTCCTACTCATACGCATTGGCGCAGCCACATTGAGAGGTTTAGACCAACCCATTATATTGGCTGACTGAGCGAACAGATCGGTGGCCCAAGAAACGGTGGAAGCCCACGGTCCTATAACCGGTATGGTTCCCAATATACTGGTTGCTCGAGATACTTTAGACAAGGCTGAGCTAACAGGACCTATATTCTGGTCCTTAGCCTCTTTAGTTGAGACATCTGCCATCTGGTTAACAGTGACAGACGTTAACTCAACATTCTCAAGTGATCCCCACAAAGTGTAATCACATGTAGCACCTCCTGAACCAGTAACCAATGCAGAGTAAGGAATGATAAAAACTTCAGTGTAATAAGCACCAAAGGTTGGTGATGAGGCAGAAAACTCAAGCGCAGGCATCAAATAAGTAAAGGGATAAGTTAAAGTTGCATGTGTTTGTTTAGCTAAATCGATCTCCACATGTGGTAATTGCGTTATTGTAGTCAAATTTGCAAAATGCATATTGCACCAACAATTATGCTGTGGACCACCAGCAGGTGAACCTCCTGAGTAAGGTAAAACACCCATGATGTATCTCCCACACTGAAATCTATCAGCATTAACCTGTAATGTTAATTTAATATCGAATTTCATCGCATACATATTTGCAAGCCTTGCAGCTTTATTTGCATTTATAATTGAGATGAGATCCGTAGCAAATATAAGGCCACTATCAGAAGCAGTAAAACTGCCACTAGTAACAATAGTGGGACGAGACAAGTAGTCGACAATTCGATCAGTTGCCGGAGCTTGTCGAGAACCAAAAAATCTTTGGATTGCAGTTTGTCTGACTGGGGTTGACTTGACGTCGACTCCGATGGTGTCATCAGCAAACTTAGTCGTTGGTCCATGGGACTCATTGGTACTTGATTTAGAAATGTATCCCCCAGATTCTGAAGGGGGATCGATGTCATTTGGTGTAGCGGACATAAAAACGTTATTACTTATAAAGACTTAATCATATGAAGGTATTCCTTCGGCCCCAGTTGGCTATAGTACGTTAACAATACGTACACGTGCAGCAAGTGTGCAAGACCTTCCTTGATTCGGCAAGAGAACCTATCCGCAGTACGGAACCTACCAAACTTTCGTGTTAAGGCACGTACAATTTAATCGTCGAGTAAAGACGGGGTTTGAAATTACTCAAAACCCATTGTCAATGATCCAGTCAGCATCAGTAAAAACTTTTGCTCTAACTTGATCATAACTAACCCAATCGGTATGGAAGTTGGGACCCATCCATGCCAATAATTTCGGAAAATATTCATCAAAGACTTCTTTGGGATGCAGAGCAAGTTCACGAATAAAATTGTCTGCTCTCTGTTCAGAGACTTCAATATATTTACCAGAAACAGTATAATGAACCATATTTATCAAAGATTCAAGCTCAATAGCTCCTACGAACCTTTGATAATCATCGTGCCATACTGAATACCTCTTAAGAATAGATACATTGGCTAAAGTATCTAACTCAGGAAAAGTGTCACGTTTATGAGCATCAGTGTAGA